TGCACTTGTGAAATAACAAACCCTTGCACCACCTTCCTACTGCTGCATATGCTTCATATATCCGTCTGTATAGGCTCTATATGCAGCCGCTTATATATGCCCCTTATATATGCCCTATATATGCGCCCCTGTCAGGTATGCCCCTATATAAAGCCTTGTTTTTATGCTTCCTGTGGATGCCCTTATATAAGCACCCACATTCCGCAAATAAGAGGGCAGAAATGCAATAAAAAAGACCGATTCAACACTTCTGTGCTGTTTCGGTCTTTCTGTACAACATTTCACGATACTATTTTACTTTAGGATGTCCCCTATAAAAACCCTCACTTTTCCCACGCTTTTCCCATGCTTTCGTTGTCGTTTCCCTCGAAAAAAGCCTTTTTCAGATCGCCTTTTTTCAAATTCCGTTAATTCCGAATAATTTGACAGACATTTTCTTCAAAATCGCCTTGCACCAGTTTGAAGGGCTGTTTTTTCCGCAATCAAGCTGATCCGCAATTTCTTCAAAGGTCAGTCCGTCAATATAGTGCATTCTGAACGCTTCATACTTGTACAATGTGCCTTCTTTCCTGCTTTCGGTTTCCAGTTCGGTCAATGCCCTGTCAATGTTAATAATCATCATTGCTGTGACCATTTTTGCTTCCTTGACAGATTTCAGCTTCGCATTTTCGCCCTTCAGGACGCTGTATGCCGCTTCTGTGACTTCTTCTTCCTCCGTAATTGCATTATTGATGTATTTTTTCAAATCAATGTATGATTCCATCAATTTTCGTGTGTTATACAGTGTCTTTTTCTTCTCTGCCCTCTTTTCTTCAACTCTGACTTCAGCAAACGCCCTTCGCACCGCGATCCTGATTGCTTCCGTCATGTCCTGCTGTGTTTCATCGCTATTTTGCACATTGCACACCTTCTTCCCTACTTCTTAGGCTTTCGCCTTTTATTCTTTCTGGCTTTTTCAATCGCCTTCGCCCTGATCATCGGCATTCCTTTCATTTTGCGTCTGTTATTGCTGATCAGTTCTTTTCGCAACTGCAATCCTGTCCATTTTGTCTTCCTGAATGCTTCTGTGATTGCTTTCCCTACCTGTTCAAACGCTGGCTTCAACTTTTCAAACGCTTCCGTGATACTCTTTACCATTTTTCTTCCTGTTTGCTGCGCCCATTTCGCTGTTGATTCAAGCAGCACTTCGATTTCTTCTTCAGGAAGTCCGCTGTATTCCGATACAGCCTTAATCATTTCTTCTTTTGTCCATTCAGGATCAATCTTCAATCCTCTTGTGACTGCTGCCAGCTTCATCACATCTGCACTGATGTTTCTTTCTGCTTTCGGCTGTTCTGTCGGTTCTTCTGGTTCAGGTTCTTCCACGACTGCTGCCCTGACAGCTTCCTGTCTGTCTTCCGCAATCAATTCCTGTGTGCGTTCTGCAATTTTCTCTGACAGATCGTCTTTTTCTTCCTCCTGTGGCTTCGCACGCTGTCCCACAAGCCTGTTTTTTATCTTTGTTGCATATTCCTTCAGCTTCATGTCTTTCACTCCTTCCTGCACCTTTATGTAAAAGGCAAATCGTCAACGCCGTCTGGTATGTTCATAAAACCATCGCCGCTGTCTGGTGCTGGCTGTGGTCTTGACTGGTTGTCGCCTGCTGCCGCTTTGCTTTCCGCAAACTCGACCGATTCCACAACAACTTCCGTTGTGTAAATCTTGCGACCTTCTTTGTTTGTATAGCTGCCAGTCTGAATGCGTCCTTCAATCACAAACTTTGTTCCCTGCTGTCCGTACTTCTCCATGAACTGTCCTGTCTTTCCGAATGCCACACAGGAAATGAAGTCAGCTGACTGTCCTTCCTGATCTCTCTGGACTCTCCTGTCAACTGCAAGCGTGAAGCGTGATATTGCCATAGGCTCTGCGCCTTCTGTATATCGTGTCTGTGCATCCCTTGTCAGCCTTCCCATCAATATGACCTTATTCATTCTTCTTTGCTCCTTTTTGCTCTTTGATTCCTTTGACTGCTGCCTTGATTATCTCTGTAACAATCAGGATGATCAGTGCTGTCAGGACTGCTATGAATCCCAGCTGCAATATAATCACGATAATTCCACCCAGATTGCTGATCGCCTGTTCAATCCATATACTTCGCATGTTTTTCTATCTCCTTCGGTTCATAATGTCTTCATAAAGTTTCTTGTATGTGTTGCGTTCCGTTTCAAGCCGTATGATGCAATCGTGTTCACTTTCAACCACTGTATCGCCGCTGTGTGATGCCCCCCCCGATTGATTTTCGGGTTCTGGCTGTGTGTTTGCTCCTGCATCCAAATTCAAAGCTATCTGAAGCGCAATGTCTATCTGCTGCATTTCTCTTTCTGTCACGCTGCCGATTCTGTTGTTTAATCTTTCCACACTGATTGTTGTCGGCTGTTCGCACAGTGCTTCAGATACCCTTCCAGTCGTTCTGATCGTCACATGCGTTGACATGTCCTTCTTCGGCTGTGATGTCAGGAACACAACGACCACATCGCCGCTGTGTTTGTTCAGGAAGTCAGCCGACACAATGACGGCTGGTCTGTCCTTCCTGATCTCGTTTCCTCTCTGTCCTCTGTTGTTGTTGATATAATACACATCGCCGCGTCTGACATCGAACTGCTGCTGTGTCTTCGTGAAATGTTCGTACATGTTTTTTATTCCTCCGTATATTCTGCGTATTGTTCTTTTAACATCTTTGCACGCGCCTGAATGTCGTCTGCAAGTTCTTTTTCTTTGTTCTTGTATGTCTGCGCCCTTGCTGGCCTTTTTGCCCTGATTGCGTTCTTGACTGCCGTCTGAAGCTGTCTGCGCTTCTGGATCGCTATTCGTTGCACCCTGTCAGTGATTGTGATTGTGTAATGCGCACCACAGATCGGACATTCATAATACTGTTCAATGATGTCGTTGTGTTCTTCGTCCTGTGTGATTACTCTTTTTTGAATCTCGATCATGTCAGGTGTGAATGTCGCTGCGCATTTATTGCAGATTATTTCATTCATGTCGATTCCCCTTTCTGCTGTTTATGCCTGCTGAATCTTGATCAGTTTCATCAAGAATCTTGCTGACAGTTCTTCTTCTTTCTCTTTTCTTTCCTCTTTCGTCATGCCTTCCTTGTCGTCAAGTTCTGCAATCTCGTCCAGAATGTCTGCCGCTTCCCTGAATGTCTGCATGTTCTTTTCCTCCTATGCTCCATATTGTAGTGTTCTGTTGTCTGCGTACTGTCCTGCGCCTGCTGCCGCTTCCTGAAGCGTTTCTTCTACTTCTCCCAGCCCTAAAATGCAATAGCCATCTTCAAGTGCTGATGATGTGATGCTTGTGTCAACGCAGATAATTGTCTTCTTGCACTGCTGCCCTGTCGCCTTGCCTTCCTTGAATGCAATCAGCGTCACTTCCTGTCCTTTTCTGAAGCTGTCGTCTTTCGTGATGATGTACGGCTTGCCTGCTTCAATTTCTTCAAATGCGCTTTGTGACATTCTGATGCACTTGTCCTTGTTGCCGTCTGAAGGAATCTGCTGCATCTTTTCTTCGTCTGCCTTCTCGCGAAGTTTCTTTGCTGTTTCTCTGTCAATCGCGTCCTGTTCTTCGCTGTATCTTTCTTCTTCGGTCTTTTCGGTTTCTGCCTTGTTTATATACTGATCGCAGCTTTGACATGTTCCTGTCTTCACATTGCAGTCCGAATATCTCTTGCAGCTATAGCACAGCGATGTGATGCTTTCAGGGTGTGCATCTTCCCATTCGTCTTCGTCCTCTGTGTCCTCTGCATCGTCTTCAGGTTCTTCGATCTCTTCTTCTGTTTCTGTGAACTGGTCAATGTCCATTTGACCTTCAATCTGTTCTGCTGCCGCCTTTTCTTCCTGCTGCTGCTTGATCTCTTTCACTTCCTTGTAGGTCAAGCCGTTTTCCTGATAGCGTTCCAGCATTTCTGCTTGTGTTTCTTCATTCATTCCGCTGATCATATAGGCAGCAGAAAAAGTCAGGCGACCTTCTTTCAGTTCTTTTGAAAACTCAGGGATCAGATGCTTGTTGATGCTCTCGATCTGCGCAACCTTTGTCGGTGCTATTTTCAAGAAATATGCAACGACATCACGAATGCGACCGCTGTTCAGGTCAATTCCCATGATCGTTTGTCCATTTTTCTTCATTCGCTCCAATATTTTCTTCAGTTTGTCTTCTTCTTCCAGAATGTCTGACACTGTCTTGTTTCTGTAATCATTCGCGATGATCAGGCGAAGTGTTTCTTCTTCCTCTGACGCTGGTGTCTGAATCTGACACGTTGCCTTTTCAAATTCTGTATAGCCTTTTTCAACAAGTATCTTCAGCGCACGCCATCGTCTTTCCCCTGCTATGATTCTATATTCGCCCCTGTCGCAAGGATCGTGGACGACTTCAAGATTTTCCATCAATCCAACAAGCAGAATTTTTTGCGCCAGCGGTTCGATGTCCTCAACCGAATAGAAGTTTTTATCATTGCTGTACATTTTATTGATGCTGACATCCTGTGTCCTGAAGTGTGCCTTCGGTGTGTTGTCCCCGACTGCTGCCTTCTTTGCGTTTGCGTTCAGCTGTTCCATTACATTCCACGCCATTGTCAGTCCTCCTGTTCTCCGAAGCATATTTCTATTGCTTTCAGTTCTTTGTCTGTCGCGTTGCTTAGGTCAATGTGTGCGTCATTGTCTGGATAGTCTTTTTTATTTATCATTGACCTGATCGTCTTTTTCAGTGCTTTTGTATCGACAACAATCTTCAATGTTTCCCTTGCCTTCGATAGTGCCATAGCGATCTGTCTGTCTGTCATTGGTTTGCTGTCAATCTCTTCGACCTGTTTCCAGAACTCTGTGTCTTCAATCTCATAAAATTGTGACATTCTGTTCTGGAATACAGTCAGTCTGTTTTCCGCATACTCTTTCTGCTCTGCTGCTGCCTTCAGCTTTTCAAAGTCTTCAATGCTGATTGTGACTTGTCCTTTTAGTTCCATCGCATTCCGTCCTCCCTTCTTCTCATTTTGTCCAGTTTCAATGTCACTTTCGGAACTCCGATGCCAGCTTTGCGAAGGCATTCTGACAGCCTTGCAAGGTCTGTGACATAATTTTTTTCGTATACACTGCCATGTATTTCGTCAACGTAGTATTGTTCTTCATTGCCGTAGATCGTTATGTCATTGTGCGCAGTCAGAAGTGTCTTGATTTGATATGCAAGTGTCTTCCCTGTCCTTCTTCCTTCATGCGGATATGTGATGCCTTGTGACAGGATATATTCTGACTGCCATGTTTCAAGTTTTATTCCCAGCGCATGTTCTATTCTGTCAAGTGTCTTTTCGTTGCAGCCGTACATGTCCGAATGCAACCTTGCAACCGCATTTCGTGTCATTGCATCTGCGCCATATTCATCGCCGTCCGCTAACGTAAAGGAATACGCCCTGTTTGTTTTTGTGTTTTTGATGTACACAAGATTTCTTTCCAGTGTTCCTTCCGTCTGCCTGATTTCGACTTTCAGATTTTCTTCGTTTTTTGTGATTCCTGTGATTATCTCATACACTCCCATGTTCACACCTCTTTCATCAATTCGTATGTTGCTGCACGATAGTCCTGCGTCACGATGCAGTTCTTTGAAAACTTCGGAAGCGGCACTTGTGCGACTGTTGACTTCTCTGCGATTATTGACCGCCTGATCGCTGTCGCGAAGCAATCGTGTCCTGACTGTGTTTTCAGCCATTCTTCGACCTGAAGTGTCGTCTGGTTCTTCTGTCGCATCGTCATCAATACTTTCATGCGAATGTCAGGGTTTATTCTTCTGAACGATGTCAGCTGACTGTCCATGTTCGCAGCTGCTTCAATCTCGAAGCCGCCAATCTTGACAGGCACAATCACAAGGTCTGCTGCAATCATCACGTTTGTGACTGTCATGTCCATGATCAGACCACAATCAACAATGCAATAATCATATATAGTTCTGACTTCATTCATCGCTGCTGCAAATCGAAGAATCTGATCTTCTCCTTCTTCCTGAAGCAACGTCATGTTTGTTCGCATCAAATATCCGTTCGCTGGTATGATGTCAATGTTTCCATATGGTGTTGTTTGGATCAGGTCTGTTGTCGAATATGCGCCGCCTGCTGCCTGATGATTTTCAAGCAATTCTGTCATTCCCTGTCCTTCAGGATCAAATCTGTCGTAAAGAAGTGATATGTTTCCCTGCTGATCCGCGTCACAGATCAGCACTTTCTTTCCTTTTTCTTCGCCCATTATGTAGGCGATAGCTGCTGCGGTCATTGTCTTTCCGATGCCGCCTTTTTGATTCATTACTGCTATTATTTTCATTGATGTGCTTTCCTCCTGTTTATTATTTTCATGTGTCTTCTTAACCTTCTCGCGTGTTCGTCCGTCACAATGTATTTGTCACAATCTTGAAGTCGCCTGTCTGTTCCTTTTCCGTCATAATGCTTGCAATAGTCACATGTGAAGCAAGGTTCTTTCATTTCTCCTGTGCATGTGTCTGGCGTTTCCACATTGTTTGCGCAGTGGCTACACACGCAGCCGCCGCAAGGAAAAGCATATTGTTTTCTGACTTCTTCTTTTCGCTTCGGCTCTTTTGGTATGATCCCAAGTTCCTGCAATGTGATTTGATGTGCTTTTCTATCGTCTTGCATTTCTTTCCTTCTTGCTGTTCTCCCAGCTGATCACTGCTTCCCTTGCCCTGTCGTATAGGTCTGTGTCGTTTGCTTCTTCAATCTTGATGATCTGTTGTCTGTCTGTTCCTTCGCCTTTATATATCTTTATCCATCCATCGTCATATATTGAAGTGTGGCTTGACATCCGCAGTCCGTACTTCCTTGCGATCGGTCTGTATATGTCATAAAACTGTCTGACCGCTGCCGCATATCCGTTCATGTCCTACACCTTCAGCGGTTTCACTTCGCCGTCTTTCCATACGCTGTTGTTCTGCTCTTTCATGCGTTCTGCTGTTTCCGTGACTGCGGTGTCTGAATCTGACACATGAATGTGTGTCTGTAAGCACTTCAAATTCAAGTATTTTTCAAGAACTTCAACCGCGTCCCTTGCCGTGTAGCATGTCGCGACATAGTGTCCTGCTGCTGCCATATCGGTCAAGAACTCTTTCTGTGACGGCTGGTGTCTGCCCTTGTCATACTTCATTTCGATGTATAAGCCGCAATATATTCCTTTCGGGTACGGAAGGCATAAGTCGGACACGCCTGACTTCACGCCCATCTGCTTCAGCTTTATTGCTTCGGCTCTGTTCCTGCTGCCGCCGTTCGGGATATGATGCAGCCATTTCAGTTCAGGATATTTCTGCATCTGCCAAGAAGCCCAGCTGATGACATTGATCTGTTCGGTATCTTCCGAACGCAACGCATACTTCATGTTCATCGCATTTCCTCCATGATTTTCATATCGTGCATAATGTCGCCAGTGAAGCCCAGCCGCTTCATTTTCCTGAATGCCGTCAGGTCTTCAATGCCTGACATTTTCACGATCCAGCCTGCAAGAAGCTGTCTTGACTTTTTATACATGTCCCTGACTTCTTCCCTGTGTGCCGCCAGCACGTCCGCTGTTCGTGTGATTATGATTTTTCTTTCAATGCTGTCCTGTGCGATTCCTTTTCGGTGTAGTTCTTCTTCGATCACTTTCACTGCGTAGATTTCCGCTTTCGTGACTGCCTGTCCCAGACACAATCTTTTTTCGTTGTCCACTTTTATTCCTCCTTCGTTTCCTGTCTTTCTTTCTCTGCCTTCAGCTGCGCTGCTCTTTCCATGATCGCTGTGTTGTAGCTGTATTTATACACGCCATGATTCCACAAGTTTTCCTTTGCTCCCTTTGTTCCGTAGTTGTAGACCGCAAGAACGTAATATGGGCGCACATCTTCTGGAACTTCCTGCAAACTGTCCTGAATCTCCTTCAGGTAATCAATGCCGACTGTCACATTCTGATATGGATTTGTCAGATCAGTACAGTTCAGGCGTTGCATTCTTTCTTTGTGCCATTTCTGTGCTATCTGCATATATCCCCATGATGTGCCGCCATCGCCTGAAGCGTTCCAGTTGCATTCGCTTTCCCTTTCGATCAGTGCGAACACCATTTCGTAATCAACGCCATAATTCTGACAAACAATGTATGTGTATATTTGCGCCATTACTGGAAACTTGCCGCCTGCTGCCTTGCATTCGTCTGATATTTCGTGATAGCAGAATCCTTCCATGTCTTCGCCGCTCCAATCCTGTGACATTGTATTGAATGGATATTCTTCATCTGCATTCAAGTCACTTTCTGTCTGTTCTTCTGCTTCGCTTTCCTGTTCTGTTGGTGTCTTTCCCTTTGTGCTGATCATGCCGCCGATCGCGAATCCCAGCATTACCGCCACATATATTGTGATGAATGTGATCAGGAAAGCTGCTGCCGTCTTTGGCTTGCGCTGAATGAAGTTCTTTGCCGTCCTGATGAAGTTATGTGCCGCATCGCGCAACTGTCTTTTTCTTTGTCTTCTTCTTCGCTGTTTTCTGCTTAATCTTACTTGTCGCTTTGTCAATCTTTTCTCCTTCCTGTGGCTGTTTATACATCCTTGCGTATATATAAAATCTGCCATTCATGTTGTTGTATCTGACTTCATACGATGTCAGCTTGTAGCCGTCTGCTGCATACCATTTCTTCAGCTTGTCTTCAAGATCGCATCGTCCTGTCACAACTTCGTCAATGTCCTTCTGCTTGAACTTGTAGTGGTTTTTATGTACTTCAGGCTTTTTCAATCCTTTGCTGGCTTTCCATGCCTTTTGATACTTCCCGACTGGCTTCGGCTCTTTTCCTTTCTTGTCAGGGTGCTTCTGTTTCGTGATGTAGTTCGCCATTCCTGACAGTCCGTTTTCGTCCTTCTGAAGTCTGCGCACCTGATTCCTGCGCCCCTTCTTCCACTTTTCTTCAACCGCTTCCAGCCCCATGTCGCCGTCACATACAAAATGATGATGCCAGCGTCCTTTGTCCGAACACTCTGTCACATACACATAACGCAGCTTTGCAAGCCCCTTCTTTCTTCGCTCATAGTTCAAGCGTCCTATGTACAGCGTCATGTCGTGTTGTGCTTCCTTCATGCTGTTCGGCATGTTGCCGTCTGTATATGTCAGTGTCCCCCAGATGTCATTGTCCGTGAAGTTCGCATTGATCGTCCGTTCACATTCCTTCCTGCTGTTCTTCTCATTCAGATTTCTTTGTGCCTGTCTTTGCTTCTTCAGCTTTGCTTCGTCTGGTATCTGCTCTTTCTGTCCTCTTCTGAACTCTGGATATATTTCAATATCCATCTGCTCTGCTGCCTTTATCTCCTTAGTGGCATATATTGATCTGACCTTGCCTTCATTCAGCATCCTGCACATGTTGTCTTCTTCCAAGTCGGTCAACATCTTCTGGTATGCTGCTTCATAGTCATAATCTACATACACAGCTTTCTTCCTTCTCTTCATGTCCTTCTTTGCTCCTGTTATAGATATTTATATATTTCTTTGATTTGTTACTATCTATTACAAGGACGCGAAGCCTTTTGAAAGTCCCTGATTTATTGACTTTTTTGGAAGTCTGCTGTATAATTTTTTATAGATGTGCAGACCTTAAAAAGTCACAATCTGGATCGCCTTCGGAAGCCGCCAAGCTAGTCCGAAGGCTTTCTTTTTTTGTCCTTCAAGATGCTTTCGCTGCCTTTGTCTTAATCTCTGACAGCTGCACCCTGACACCATCATTCCTGTTCGACAGGATCATTGCTATTGCTTCAAATATTCTTCTTGCATCTGGTGTATTCATGCGTTTTCCTCCTTGTATCTGTTTTCCCAGAATGGACAGTCTTCTGTTTCTCCGAATCTCTCCGCTTCTTCCTCTGTCATTTCATCTTCTTTGTCGCAACCTCCGAACATTGTTGCTGTTGTGCTTCCGTATGGTACAGAATCCCAGCAAGCGTTCTTGCAGCCATAACATGTCTTTGTCGGTCTGCTCATGCGTTTTCCTCCTACATTCCAGCACCCCTGAATATAACTACCATTGAAGGGAATGGGGCTGCCTGTTTGCTGTTTCCGAACTTCAAACGCCCCTTCACAAATCTGATTTCTGATCGGTGCTGAATGAAGTCGTGAAAATATCTTGTGTCTGTTCTCGCTGGTATCAACATAACAACAATCGTGTTGTCTTTTGTCCCTTCTCTGTATGCCTTTTCAACCCAGTCTGTAATCGCTCTACCATACGGAGGATTGCAAAACACGCGATACCCCCCCCCAGTCCTTTGAAAGACCATTGTCTTCCTTTGTGAAATACTTTTCACACTTGTGATTCTGTTCGTTAGCGCAAGGATCAAGGTTGAAATGAAATTCCTGATCAAGTTCTCTGAAGAAGTCGTCAGGTGTCGCCCACTGATCTGTCTTGCTGCTGTACATGACATCTATGTTCGCCATTGCTTTTTCTCCTTTCTTGTTTTCTTCTTTTTCAATCTATTCAGTGGTAAGATCGGGCAGTTTCCCATGACCTTTGTGTCACATGTTCTTTCGGGTGTTGGGATCACTTCGCCTGTCAGGAAGCACATGCCATCTTCTTGCATTTCTAAATCAGTCAGCCAGAATGGACAGTTCGTGCATGTGTCTGGCATGTGTTCCGCAGCTACCACGAAGCCATGTTCTTCAAATCCTACTATCATCTTCTATCCCTCAATTCTCTGTGTCATGCTCTTGTCTTTCATTGCTGACATAGCCATCTGCATCCGCATCGCATCTTCGTCAGACATTTCAACATCGTCTTGCGGTCTTATTATCATTTCTTCTTTGGTTGGGAAAATCTTGTGTTTCTGTACGAAGCACTTGAAGAAGAAGTCGTGTTCTTCTTTCCATGTTTCACAGTAAAATTCATATTCAATCCCGATCTGAATTGCCTGCGCTTTTGTACACTGTACGCCCTGAATAGTTTTCTTTCCTTTTCCTGATCTGTAGTGATACATCTGATTCAATCCGTCTTTTCCTAAGACTTTGTATATTGTCTGTTTCAGCAAGCGCAATTCAAAGTCGTTGTGATATTTCCATTCATGGTCTTCCAGCTTGTCATCTGACAGATCGCTTTCTTCAATGTCGTATTTTTTCATAAGCTGCTGCAATTTCTTCTGTGCGCCTTCTTTTTCGCCGCCCACTCCGCGTTCTGCAAGTCTTTGCAGCTTCTTCATCAATTCAACTTTCTTTTCATCAATCATTGTTCGTTCTCCTTCACATACTGCTTTCGCAAAGTCCAAAATAATTTTTTCAACATTCCCCCTTCTGGTCATGTATTATGCTGTGTCGTTTGTTTTCGCATTAAAAACATCCCTAAAACCTGTTGACCATCCATGTGTAATTCTGGCAGTACACACACGCCGCTATGTTTTCACAGTATTCATCCGACTGGCTTTCAGCTTGCCATCGTCAGGATGAAGGTTGCCATCCTTCATCGACAGGGCTTGCGCCCTGTTTCGGCTGTCAGTCTGATATTTCGTCACAATTCTTGCTGTATTCCCAGTCTTCCGATTCATCGTCAAACCAGTGGAATGTACAGCCTTTTCTTCCGTCCACGTCTATTGTTCCGTAGAAGTAGCAGCCTTCGCAGCCGCCTTGCGCTTCGTATTCTTGCAGTGTCATTCCTTGTCGTCCTCCTGCTCTGTTGAATATCTTGATATTTTCACAATCTTCTGTGTCGGTATGTCATCCATGTACATATATGCTTTGCAACCGAAGAAGGCTTCGTTGTGATCGTGTGCTTCCACAACCTTCCTTTCTTCCAGTTCGACTTCAAAGATCGTTCCTGTTTCATGTCCGCGGATCGCAACAAATCGTGCTGCTTCAAGTGGCTGTTTGCAGATATACACGCCGCCGTCTATTCCTTTTCGGATCACTCCGTCCTGCATGATCTTTTTTGCATTTTCATGTGTTGTTGCGTGGAAGTATCTGCTGCGCTTCCCTTTTTCCCACAAGTCATATTTGCTCATGATCTCCATGTACTTCATATCAATCTTTGACTGATCCTGCGCACACTCGATCAGGTGCTTTCTTTCTGCTTCATCCGTAACCTTCGCCAGTTCTTCTTCTGTGAATAAATTCTGTTTCGTGTTCATGTTGTACTTTCCTTTCATTTACTCCCCGACCATTCCTGATCGGGGACATCCTATGCCCTTTTAGGCTGTTTTCACTGGTCTGTTTTCTCCTGCCGCCCACATCATCATCCCTTTGATGACCATTCTGTCGCTGTCAGACATCTGCTTCAGCAGCATAATAAATTCGCTGACATCTTCGGTCTGGCTGTTCAGTTTTTTCTTTTCGTTCGTAACTGCTGCCATGTTGTTTCCTCCCTTCGTTCTGTGATGTTTATATGATCCCTTTGGTTCTTGCAAGGTTCATCGCGTTTTCAAGGTCTTTCAATGCGTGCATCTGAACGATGATGTCGTCCCATTCCTTCTGATATGCTTCATCCTGTTCCTTCGTCCAGTTCCAGCAACCAGCCTGTCTGTCACAGTAATAGTTGTATTTCTGTCTTTCGTGAAGTTCTGCTGACTTTCTTTTGTCGCTCACATACTGAAGCAGCTTGTCGAAGTTGTCCTTGATCTCTGCTTCTCGATCCACTGTTTTGTCCGCTTTTTCAAGTGCTGGCTTTGTTTCATATTCTGAAATATTGATCCTGATTGTTTCTGCTCCCATATTCAATTCAAGTGCTGCGTTCAGGTCTGATATGTGGAAGCCTTTGTATTTGCTGTCTGTTGATGTTGTGTTAAATATTGGATAGCCAGCGCGAAGGCTGTCAGGTTCGTTTCTGCTGTAATCTGTTGGGAAAAGTTTGTCTGCAAGCTGCCACGCTTTTTCCTTTGTTGCTACTGTCGCGATCATGTTCATGTTTTCTGCTCCCTTCTTGTCCTTTTTTGTGTAAGAAACAAAAGTGCTGTGTCATCTCGCGCGATTGATTCTTCCGCTTAACATCTTCTTGTTTTAGGGGTAAAGTGTTGTTTGGCTCAACCTATCCGCTTTCTTCAAATAGTGCGGTACACTGTGCTTTCTTGCCCTGATGTTCCTGCTTTCTTCAACTACTTTGACGGATCATGTTTATTCTGCACACGCTCTGTCTGTTATCCTACAGCCTGACCGCCATGTCACTTGCGTGCCGCCCTCTCGCTTCATCCGTTCTTTCCTCCTTTCTTCTGTTGCTTACAGTTACAGTATAGATGCTTACAGTCACTTTGTCAACAGTTTTTTGTTGCTTACGGTAACTTTTTTATTGACCTTTGCTTGCTGTCGTGTTATTCTACAATCAGAAAAGCAAATATACAGAAAGGTGGAATAAATATGACAAATGGCGAACGCGTCAACGAAGTGCGAAAATCACTTGGTTTAACTCTTGAAAAGTTCGGGGAAAAGTTAGGTGTAACAAAAACCACTATTTCCAGAATCGAAAAAGGTGTGAACAACTTAACTGATCAGATGGCAATTTCTATCTGTCGTGAATACAATGTGAATTATGATTATTTAATGTATGGCGAAGGGGAAATGTTTGACGACCTTCCGCAGACAATCGTTGATGAATTGTGTGCGCAGTATGATTTGAACGATTTTGACAAGGCACTTGTTGAAATGTATGTGTCTTTACCAGCTGGAAGCCGTGAACGAATCAAAGAATATATGAAGCAGCTAGTCAAGAAGGTTGGTTGGGATAAAACTGAATAAAGGAAGTGATCTATTGAACATTATTTGTCTTGATACAGAAACAACAGGACTGAATCACTATGACGATGAAATTCTTCAGCTTTCTATTATTGACGGCTCTGGTGCAATCCTTTTCAGTGAATATGTGAAGCCTGTTCATCACGAATGCTGGACTGATGCTGAAAAAGTAAACCACATAAGCCCTTCAATGGTAAAAGGCTGTAAGCCGCTTTTATATTATGCACATACTATTCAACGCATTTTAGAAAATGCAGACATGATTGTCGGTTATAACATTCACGGCTTCGATTTGCCTTTTATATTTAATTCTGGCATTGAATATCATGCAAAAGAAAATTCTATTGTCGTTGATGTAATGCTTGCATTTGCTGAAATTTATGGGCAAAAGCGTTACAACGAATATAAATGGCAAAAGCTGAAGACATGTGCAGAATATTATTCATATAGCGAAGACAGCTGGCACAATGCGCTTGACGATGCAAAAGCAACACTATTCTGCTTTTATAAAATCTTCGGCGATGTTCCTGAAGTTCCTGTGTATGCGACTGGCGTTTATCGTTCGGTTGATAATATTATTAAGCATGAAGATCAAAAGCCTGTTGAAGTTGTTCCAATTCCTAAAAGTGGAAATATTCTGATCGGCTTCGGTATTTTTATGCTATTAGGTTTCTTCGTTGCTTTCAATCCTGTGTGTATTGTGATTGCTGCGCCGCTTTTATATTTTGGTTTCAAGCGTCATAAAGCATATAAAGAATTTAAGCAAAACAAAAGGAAGCAGTGACCTGACCAGTCCTACTTCCTTTTACTTTATCCGTGTATGTATACATACTTTATGTATTTATATATGCGCTTCAGCTGTGCATCCGACAACTTATTCAGAAGCGTGTTGATTCTCTTTCGGATCATCGGCTTCCCTCCCTTCTCTTGTCGGGATTGTATCATGGAAATTATTGGAATAAAAGACCGCTTCCAGTTATTTCCATATATCAGGAAATAAGCGTCAGAAGCATTGTCGGCGCACAGTTTATCATTTATATTCAGAATCAAACAGATCAGTGATCTTGACATCAAGTGCAGCTGCTATCGCTTCAAGCTGGCGCAGTGTTGGCGATGTGATGCCGTTTTCAATCGTGTTCAGCGTTGACTTGCTGATTCCTGTCAGGGCTTCCAGCTGCTTCAAAGTCAAGTGTCTGTCTGTTCGTGCCTGCCACGTTAGGATTTCCATTGCGTCATCCTCCTAGTTTTGATTATGTACACGCTTCAGGCACTCTATACAAATAAAAAAGGAAGCCGTGACCAGCGACTTCCCTTGCGAAACATTGAAACAAAATATATCGCGGAAGACCGCCCACGATGATATTATGTCCTTTTACATTCTATCATATCAAGCCTTCTTTCGCTACCAGAAAGAAGGTTTTTATATGTCTTTTTTTACTCCAAACCCACAACTTTTCGGGCTTCGTGTAGTTAAATATATCAGATGCAGCCACGATGATCAGGTGCTTCACGGCGATACGCTTGAAGCACAAGATCTGATTCTTGAAGATTTCATCAAAGTGAATCGGATGATACTTGTTGACACATTCATTGATGAAGCCCTGACCGCAAGAAAGAGGTTCAACAAGCGAAAAGAGTTTGTCAGGTTGTTGAACGGCGTGAAGGCTCACGACTTCGACCTGATCATATTCACGAAGCTGGATCGCTGGTTTAGAAATATCGGGGACTATCACAAGATTCAGGAAATACTTGAAGCCAACGGCGTGCAATGGAAGGCTGTCACAGAAAACTATGATACTACAACCACGAACGGACGACTGCACATCAACATCCGTCTGTCTGTCGCACAGGATGAATGTGATCGTGATTCCGACCGAATCAAAGATGTGTTTGCTTATAAGCTGAAGAATAAAACCTATGTGTCAGGCAGCCTTCCGCGCGGTCTGAAACTGGATGCGGAAAAGCATGTCATCATTGATCCTGAATGGAACTGCTTTGCGCTTGATATGTTTGACCGCTTTGAAGCTACATGCAGTAAGCGTGACACACAGCTTTTTCTTCAGGAAAAGTATAATATTCGTGTCTGCTATGATACAGTTGCGCGATACCTGAAGAATCCGCTTTTCAAAGGTCAGTATCGTGATGATCCTGACTTCTGTCCTGCGACAATCAGTCCTGAACGCTTTGAGCGCATCCAGAAACTTGCAATCAGGAATGTTCGGATCAGACACACACAGCAATTCTATATTTTTTCAGGTCTTCTGATCTGTTCGTCCTGCAATCATTATATGTGCGGTACTGTCACATACAGAAGGATGGCTGACGGCTCTGAAAAGATGTACAAGAATTATCGTTGCAATTTCAAGGCGCAATCAAAGCTGTGTGATCGCGGCAAAACATATCGTGAAGCTGATCTTGAAGAATACATGCTTGCGCACATCCGTCCTGCTCTGTCTGATTATATCGCGAAGTACGAAGTGACTGCTGCCAGCACAGTTCAGAAGAATCCTGTCACTGAAATTGCAAAGATAGAACGCAAAATGAAAAAACTGTATGATTTGTTTATGGATGACCTGATCGACAAGGAAGCGTACAGAAGTGAATATGACAAGTTCAAGGCGCAGATCGAAGAACTTCAAAAGTGTTCGACTGCTGCACCTATGCGAAGCCTTGACAGTGTGAAGAAGCTGCTGTCGGAAGATTGGGAAGCCGTATATCATACATTTTCGGATCGGGAAAAGAACACTTTCTGGAAGTCGTTTGTTGAATCGGTGCTGGTGTATGAGGATGGAAGCATGGACATTCGTTTTTTGTAGTCTTTGTCGTACTAACTATGCACCGCCTGTCGGCTCGTCGGCCAGCACAATAGCCGGTTTGGTAATCAAGGCGCGTGCGATAGCCAC